AGAAATTGATTTTGAAGTGCCTTCGGAAGATGCGCCCGACCATTCATCATGTTTGCTTGAAGAATAGTGGATCTATTGAACGATAATCCTTTGTTGATAATGTATGGGTTGTATTGCCTTTCTGACCACTCATCGACGATGAGGTTCTTTTGCGTGTGATTGATGTCATCAATAAATGCGAATGGAGATATCTCTTCTTTCTTCTCGACGAATTCCTCTGCGGAGTATGTTCGTTTAGCAGGACCGAGACCTTCTAGGATACTCATCGGAACTCAATCGCACCCATGATCTCGGTCAATGCAGCAGCGAGGTTAATCTCTTGGTTCGCCACAAATGCCGACTTGTATTGATAGTCTGCGAGCAAGATGATAAGAGGCGCAGGATTCTTGATCTCTTCAAAGAATGTATCATAAATTCGACGGAAAATGATCATAGGATCATTGTCAACATTCTCAGCGACCCACTTACGCATTCCCTTCCAATCTTTGTTCTTGAGAACAGCAATCAGTTCCTTCATGCTAATCTCTTGAACGTCGGATAGGATACCTTCGTCGATCACACCACCTACGCTGTACCTCTGAAGTTCGTTGAGGACTCGACGATAATCAGGGAAGTGCTTGCTGAGAACTGCAGCAACAACCTTTGGGTCATACTGAATGTTTTCTGTCTCTAGGATTTGCTGGATGCGCTTCATAAAGCGAGCAGCAATCGAGGGACGATCTTTCTTGGTAATAGTAAATTCAATCACCGCAGTTCGACTGTGCAGCGGAGCGATGATGCGATTCTTAAAATTACATGTGAAGATAAACCGACAATTGTTGGCATACTCTTCAATGAATGCACGCAAAGCAGGTTGAGTCGAGTTTGGATTTAGGTAATCTGCCTCATCAATAATAACAACCTTTGGTTTACCACTGAATGATACCGAAGAAGCAAAGTCTCGGATCTTCGTTCTTAAAACATCGATGCCTGATTCTTCAGAACCATTGATGATCATATAATCACAACCGAGTTCTTCACACATGGCACGAGCAACAGTTGTCTTGCCCATACCTGCCCCACCACAGAGCAACATATTGGGAAGTTCCCCGCCGCTAACGAAGTCCTTGAATGTCTTCAGTTGTGCATTTGGGAGAATACAGTCATCAAGTTTCCTCGGACGATACTTCTCCACGAAAAGGAATTGTTCTCTTGAGTCGTTCATTTTTCACCTCATCAATAATATTATATTTGGGAGACCATCCCAAGTTTGACAACCAAGTAGTGTCAGCATGGGTGATATACCTTTCACCCTCTACCTCTTTCATTGGAATATCACGATAACCAAATGCCTTGAGAACATCTGGAACATAAACTGGATTAGAACTACCAATATCAACCATACCTGAAATTCGCGTATCAGTCAATATAATTCTAATCGCTTCACATAAATCATATACATGCGTCCAGTCACGATAGTGATTGGTCACATACTCAACCTTGTCATTGAGCATCATATCATAAAACATATCCGGACGACTGTCGGGTCCATACACAGTATGGAATCTCATACCAACCGAGTATGTCGGAGCGAGCGTCTCCATCGCCTTCTTACTAGTAGCATATGGATTCTTCCACCACTCATAGATTGAAGACGAGGAGGCATATACGCACCTCAAATTCAGGCGATTGCATTCAGAAAATACTTTTTTAGATCCGTTGACATTGACATCCCAGTATTCTTCTGGAGCATCCCAACTTTTTCTAACACCTGCTAAAGCAGCAAGATGCAAAACCGCATAATAATAACCATCGATTTGAAAATCTCTGATGTCACCCTCGTAGGGAATCATCTCGAATTCATCAGAAAGAATGTTCATAGCATTCCTCCCGATGAATCCATCGTGCCCAGTTACCAAAATTTTAGGCATAAGAATAATTCTCCTTAAAATATGGTAACAGCGTTTTCGCTATGACCTTATGACCTCTAGCATTAGGGTGCTTACATCCGTTTAGAAGTGAGGTTTGATCTTCATTATGATGATCCCAAGCGATAGGTCTAGCATAATCTACATCACACCATCGATCAGTGCATATATCTAACAGAGTATTATTACTCTTATCCGATTCTATCCAATTACTCCATATTTCCTCCTCCTTAAAGGGAGGATTTACAAATGCAGAGATCATCTTGAATCGTATGCCGTTTGAAGTCAGATAGTTGTGCGCTGCACGTATGGACAATTCAGACATATAGTAAGATTCGTTCTCACTAAATGGCGGTGGCGGATTTTTGGGAGGTGGTTTAAAAAAACCCATGTTACCACTATATTTACGCAACCAAAGCCATTGTCTCAAAAGTCCACTCCAGCAAACCAGAACTAAATCGTCTGGTTTGATCTCGGTTAATTTAATGCTAGTATATATTACTGGATTAGAATTACCATCCCTAGAATGATTTTTTAACCGCAGACCCAACTCATCTGCCAAGTACTTGACATATGGTTTTACATATGTTCCACGATATCCGTTGTTCTTGGGGTCCGGAAATTTATTGAGACCCGTAGAATAACTGCACCCGAATGCATGTAAGGTCGGCATTAGTCAAACGATTTGAACCTGAGCATCAAAGTCATTCAGAATAAGAAACTTATTAAATTCTGAAACAACCGTATTCACATCAGCGGTGTCGAAGTCAATAGTAACACTACGATCTTCGACATCATCCTGACCATATGCATTTCTCGCGGACAGAGTAAAAGACAACTTCATATATAATTCCTTTATTAAACTAAAACTACGGAGGAAGGTTCCATCGCCAACCAGTACTGAAGATCGATGTTCTTGTTCTTAAAGTGCATCGCCTTCTTCTTACCGAGCGAAACAGTATAATCACCAGGAATGACCTTCAGATTCTCAATCTTCAGTCGACAGTCAAATTCTGCATCAGTAGCGATATCCAGATCTTCAGTATAGGCATTCGAACCAGCAACACTAGGATCGCTCACGGCCACCCTAACAGCACCATCCTTACCGATGATACTCAAAGTCGGAGCAGCGAGGATCGATCCTGCCTTTTGAATCATGGCAACATCACTCTGCGAAAGATCGAACGTGAAGAACGGATCAATTTCAAGTTCCTTGTCGGGAGCGGCAGTTACGACGCTGGGGTCGGCGTAGTTATACCGATACTTCTTCTTGTCGTTCTGGACCTTGATGTACGATTCCTGAAAATCTACATCGACATTTTCCCAGACATTGAGAACATTAATCATATTCGTCAGGTCATAGATCGCAAATTCACGAGGAAACACTTCTGATACAACTGCACGCGAGAGGATGTTCTTACCCTCACTAACTGTCGAGAGAACAGATCCCTGACGAACCATAATGTTTTGGTTGATAGTCGAGTAGTTCTTGAGAATACCAAACGTAGTGTCACTGATTTTCATATTAAAACCCTTTTAGTAGTTGATTACTTAGTTGAATATACTTGTTTTTTTAAAAATTGTCAATAGAAAATGCTCGGTTCGGGTAAGATATGTCGATGTTGATGAGGAAAGGTGTATCCTACCCGAACCGAGACGCTCATCCCTGTTCGCCGAAGTATGGTGTTACTTCGGTGTCATCAGAGAGAAGTTCCTTGAGAGTCCTTGACGCGAACGTGTGTTCCTTGTCATGGACATACAATGCGATGATGGCATAGTGGATGACCTTCATAAGATCCTTGCGCCAGTCCTCGGGATTACCCTTGTGACCATAACGCTGAGCATACTTAAGAATGTTACCAACAGTGAAACCAATGCCATGACCACCGTCGATGATAAATTCGGTTGCCTGATATTGGTTTTGCGAGTAATGCTCACCATATGTATTAGCAATGTAATTAGTAATTTCTTCGAGGAGGATATCCTCGTCATACTTGTAGTCAATCGACATTAATGGGTCAATCGACATTAACGGATACCTTTCTTGTCGAGATTAGCGATAGTTTCCAATCGATTCTTTTCCCAGTCTTTCTTGGAACGTTCCTCGCCATTCTTCATGGTCTTGGGGAAAAACTTTGCCGACTTGAGTCGCGACAGGGCTCCTTCTCGACGACGGTTTACATTTAAATTGCGCCATGCTCTGGCCATATTTTATCTCCTTAAAACGGCATTTCTTCAAAGGAAGTGGCATCCTGCTGAGAGGTAACATCTTCACCAGCATCAATCTTGTTATATAGGTCGATGAACGCAGACTTAGTATCAGCATCAAAACGAGCAACGCAAAGTTCGATCGCCTTTGCTCGCTTACCAAACATCGCATAAGCATTAACGATGTGCTCAAGACGACGAGTCGAGATAAGTTCGTCGACGCCACCGTCGGCGAAAGTCTTACGAATAATCTCTGCCCACATCACGAGGTTGTCGGCAAACTCATCATCAACCTTATCGGCACGTTCCATCTTCTTGATGACGATCTTCTTTTCAATCGAAGGCGAAGGATATTCCTGTTCAACGGTGATCGCGAAACGCTCAAGGAAAGCATCATCAAGGATCTGAGCGGAAATGAAACGACCGTCGTCAGAACCCTGACCCTTGGTGTTAGCAGTAGCGATAACGTTGAAACCACTCTTGGGGAGAACAGTCTCGCCAGTCTTCTTGTTGAAGTAGGGTTTACCTTCGAGGATCGCCTGAAGACACATCAACTTGTTCGAACCACGGTCGATTTCGTCAAGGATCAGAATCGCACCACGCTTCATGGCGGTGAGAACCGGACCTTCACGGTAAACAACGTTACCGTCGACGAGGGTGTTACCACCGATCAGATCGTCTTCATCAGTCTCAACCGAGATATTGACGCGGATACATTCGCGCTTCAACTTAGCGCAAACCTGTTCAACCATCGTGGTCTTACCATTACCAGACAGACCAGAGATGAACGTGGGATAGAACATCATAGAACGGATGATCTTAGTAAGATCGGAGTAGAAACCAAACGGAACATAGGTAGGATCAGTGTGAGGAACAAGGTTCTCGACTTCGACTTCGAGTTTCGCCTGACGAACAGTCTTGGTATCAATCGTAGCAATGGG